TCACTGCAACGGGAAGACGTCGCCCGTCGCCGGGTCGACGCCCATCTGAATGATGCTGCCATCCTGCCGCAGCCTGACGACATAGATGCCGCCCCTGAGCGATACGCCCAGCGGCTTTGCGCCCGGGGCCGCGCCCATGGCGAGCTTCACCGCCTGCGAGGGCGCGATGCGCGCCTCGGCGCCGGACTGCCCGGACCCCTGGCCGCCATCGCCGCCCTCCTGCGCTTGCACCGGGGCCGCGAGAAGAGCGGCGGCCAGCGCCAGCGCCGCGATGTTCAACAGCTTACGCATCTCACCCCGTATCTTTCGGCAAGACGTCTAGCCCCGTCAATCTGAACCGCACATGAATGCCGGAAGAAGGCCGCTATTTCCGCCGCGCGGCGCGGGTGCCGGCGGCATCCGCCGCCACGGCGGCCACCTTCTCCAGCGAGCGCCCGCCGATGTAGCCGCCCATGCCGATCGCCAGGAAGTCCCAGAATCCCTGCGGCAGCATCTGCCAGCGCGGGCTGAAGGGAACTGGCGCACCCGCAATCACGTCGGCCAGCGGCAGGATCACGCCCGCCAGCACCAGGAAGCCCATCAGCAGGAGCATCAGCAGGGGCCGCCAGCTGCGGCTCAGCCAGTGTTCGGAGTTCACCTCCGCCATCACGATATTGGCGCCCAGCTCGGCGGCGCGCGTCAGATGCGCCAGCACCTGCTGCTCCAGTTCGGCAGCGAGCTTCCGCCGCAGCGCCAGGTCGGCCACATAGGCCTCGAGGATCTTGCTGACCGGCCCCTGCATCAGCCCATTGGCCAGTTGCGCGGCAAGTCCCAGCGGAAGCGCCATCATGTCTTCTCCTGTCGTGATGTGAACATCGCAATCAACGCCGTGAGCAGCCGCAGCCAGCGCGGCCGGCTAGGAGCGGACACGGGCGCGGAAGCCTTCGAGTCGAACAGCACCGCCTCCGCCTCCCGCCGCCTCACGAGGCCCGGCAACACCCTGCCATCCGCCTTCACCCACAGCTTCAGCCGCTCCGGCACGGCGGCGAAATCGCCCGTGTTCACCGCCCTCAGCACCGAGGAGCGGCGGAAGGCCGAAGCCCCCACATTATAGGCGAAGCTCACCAGCGCCGAGAATTGCGCGGGCGTGATCTCGCGGGTCAGCGCCGCGCGCACCTCCGCGGCAAACCTCTCCACGTCGCGCGCCAGAATGGCCCGCGCCCCGGCCTCGCTCACCCGCATGCCGGGCTTCACCTCCGGCGGCCCCGCGGCGGCGGTATGGCCATAGCCGATGGTCCACACCCCCGCCGGGCAGCGATAGGCCCCGGCGCGGAATCCCTCGAAGCGCCGGATCAGCGCCAGTCCTTCCTCCGTCACATGCATGGGCAGCCTCACAGTCTCGGCGGCAGGATCAGCGGAAAGGCCCGCGCGATCAGCGCCCCGCAGCTTGCCGAAAATCCGATCACCAGCGTCAGCGCCCTCCAGCCGCCGCGCGCCGTCACCAGCGCATCGCGGATCTCGCGCACGTCATCGCGCATGGCGTGGATTTCATGCTCCACCGTCTGCATGCGCGCCTCCAGCGCGCCCACGTCCCGTTCCAGGCTTGTCATCTTGTATCCGTTCAGTTGATGTTTTCGAGGCTGGCCTGCACCTGCCAGACAGTCCAGGCGGCGGCGGTTCCGGCGGTCACCGAAACCCCGATCACCGCGTCCGCCAGCGCGCTGTTGAAGGCAGGCGACGTGGCCCGCCGAACAAGCCCCGGCACATTGGCGAATCCCGCCGATGCCAGGCTGTGCGTGAGCGCGCCGCAGATTTGCGCCACCGCCGCCGCCCCCGTGGTGCGAAAGGTCACGTCCAACATGAACCGGCCATCGTCTCCTGCCGCCGTCTGGGCGGAGAACGTCAGCGTGCCCAGCACGGCGTCGGCCAGCGAACCCGCCGTTCCGAAGCGCAGCCGCACCACCGGCGCGGCGGTCCCGGCCGCCGTCTTCGAGGCATCGAACACCAGCCGGTAGCGCGAACCGGCGCGAAGCGCGTCCGCCGGAATGGCGATCTGGGAGCCCGCCAGATAGGTCTCGGCGGCGAAGCCCGGCCCTTGCGCGGCAAGCGCCTGGTTGAACAGCATCCGCGCGCCGGGTTCCGGCGGCGGCGTGTTGGGCAGGCTCACCGCGCCGCTCGCGCGGTCGATGCGGATCGCCTCCGCCCAGGCCGCGCCATCGGCGCTCACCTTGATGCGGAAATCGTCATCACCCGCCAGCCCCATCTCGGCCCGCCCGGACCAGCCGGACTGATAGATGAGCGAGGCGGTATCGCCCGCCGCGTTCTTGTTGAGCTTCATGCGAAGGCCGGCTCCGGCATGGCTGAACAGAACATCGGAGGAGGAAACCGCCAGCCGGTTGGCGTCATCCGCCGCCGCGTTGATGCCGAGCTTCGGCACCTCCGCCATGGCCTGCCCGCCCCCGCCCGGTTCGCGCCATGCGGCCCCGTCGAACAGCAGGAACTTCGCCTCGTCCTCCACCCACATGCGCCAGCCCTTGCGCGGCGAAGCGAACAGCCAGCCGCCCCCTTGCGCGATGGCGATATTGCCCTCCCGCCCCGCCCACGCGCCGGAAGCCACCGCCGCCACCAGATAGCGCGCGCCGTCATCGGCCATGGCAGGCGGCGCGGCGGTCCCGCGCGAGGCCACGGAAAGGTGGATCGCCGCGTCGAGCAACAGCAGCGCCTCGTTGTGGGTGATGTGTTTCTGCGCCTGCGCCGCCTCGATCAGCGGCAGGCCCAGCAGCGGTGTGTCAGACATCGATCGTCCTTTCCAGCATGGCACCCGGCCCGAACACGGTTGAAACCTGCGCCACGCGCAGCGTGAAGCGCCGGGGGTCGGCGCCGAAATCGACGGCGATCTGCGCCGCCGCGTAGCGGAACCGGGGCGCGTTCACCGTCACGGCGCGCTTCACCGCCGCCCCGTGCATGATCTCCACGCGGTAGGCCTCCTGCTCCTCGGCCAGCGGAATTTCGCCCTGGTCCCAGCCGTCGCCCTCGATCCGGCTCCGCCGGATCCAGCTGAACACCACGTCGCCGCCCTCGCGCACCGCCCGCGCGTGGCAGGGCGAAAGCGGCCGCAGCCCCAGCCGCCTGCCCGTGTGGTTCAAGGTGAGTTGCGCCCGCCCAAGGTCATATTGCGCCGGGCCGATGCGCCACTCCTGCGGCAGGCCCGCCTGCGCCAGCGCAAGCTCCGGCTGCACCACCGCCTCGTCGAGCAGCACGAAACGCTGGCCCGCCGGGCGCAAGGCCGCCATCTCGGGCGATGAGCCCCGCTCTCCGCGCAGCAGGAATGAAATCCGATAGCTGTCAGGGGCCACCAGTTGCGCCTCCGCGAACTGGATGATCTCGAAGCCGGTCTCCGGGCTGCCCACGGCGGCGGCATTGGCGCCCTGCAACAGCTCCTCCGCGCCCGCCGATGAGAGTGCGCCGCTTGTCAGCCGCACGGTGAAGGCGTTCGCCCGGTCGAAGGCATGAAGCGGGCCTCGCGCCAGCGCGCTGGTGAGAAATCCCATGGTGGCCGGTGTTTCGATCAGCCGGTTGAAGCTGAAGGCGGAAGGCCCGCTCCGCCGGTTCAGCGCCAGCGCGCCGGGCCAGGGCGTTGCCGCCGCCGCGATCCACGGCGCATGGGCGCTCGCGGTGTCGCCCGCCAGCGGCAAATCCAGCAGCGTGGCGGCGGGCGGGCCATAAACCACCGCCAGCGCCGCGCTCCCGCCGCGCTCCACCGTCTCCGCCGGCTCGAACACCGAGCTGTCGAAGCTCCGCCCACGGATCTTCCGGAGCGCCCCGTCGGCGATCTCCTCGATCCGCACTTTCCTCATGCCATTGTGAAGCGCGAGCGCGATCACGTCGCCGGGCTCCAGCGCCAGGAAGGAAGGGGGCAGTGCCAGCTCCGCCGCCTCGCGCGCCGCCCAGCTTTCCTGCAACACCATGTCGGCCCGCTTCTGGGCTTCCGCTTGAGAGGTTGCGGCGGGCAGTTCGATCAGCACGTTGCGGCGGCTCGATCCGCCCTGCTGCCTGGCCTCCACCGCCGCAAGGCGGTAATCGAGGCCCGATTCGAGATAAGCGAGCTTCACCACGGCGGGAAGGTCCGCCTCCTGGGCCCGCGTCAGCGCATAAAGCGCCGCGCCCTGCTCCGCCTCGGCCAATTCCTCCATCGTGACAGCCGCAATGGCCGCCTCCTGCCGCATGAAAAAGCGCAGCACGCCGCCGCTTTCCACCGCATCGATGCCATGGGCCGTCATCAGCCCTTCCAGCGCCTCGCGGGCCGGCATAACGCGCTCGATCTGGAAGCCCGCCACCTGCCCCCTCACGCCCGAGACATCCACCGCCTCCAGCCCATGCTCGCGGCACACGCTGTCGATCAGGCGCCCCAGGGGAACGTCACCCATCCGGCCGTTCAGCCAGTGCCCGCGCCCGTAATTGGCGGTATCGCCCCACACATCGGCGCGCGCCGGGAAGTGCGGAAAGGGCCGCGCATCCCAGGCCCAGTAGAAGATCCGCGTGCCATCCACCATCGGCCCGCCATAGACGGGCGACACCGGATTGTGGCTTCCGCCGCTTGCCCAGTGGCCCGAAAGTGCCGCCACATAGGCGGCCTGCATCAAGTCGTCGCGCTGGCCCGAGGAAAACGGCGGCAGCAGGCTCTCGCTGGATTTTGCGTCGATGAAGGCATTGGGTGCATTGGCCCCCTTGTCCACCGCCGCGCAGCCCGCTTCGGTGAACCAGATGGGCTTTGCGCGCGGCATCCACGCGGTGGGCGCTGCCCGCTCAACCCCGCCCTGCCGCTCGTGATGGGCATTGCCCCACCACCCGGCCAGATCCTTGCAGCGGAAAACCCATGGCTTGCCATGTGCCGCGTCGGCGATCGGCGTGCGCAGTTGCGCGGCACGCTCCTCCGGCGTGCGGTAATACCAGTCGAAGCCCTCGCCGCCCGCGATATTCGCGGAAAGATAGCGCCTATCGTAAATCGACCCATGGCCTGACAGCCGGTCAAGGTGGCCCTCGCCGTCGCGCCAGTCAGCCAGCGGCATGTAATTATCGATGCCGACGAAGCCCACATGCGGCGAGGCCCACAAGGCATCGAGCGGGAAGAACACATCGCCCGAACCATCCCCCGGAACATAAGCTCCGTACTCGGACCAATCCGCGCCGTAGGAGATCCTCGCCCCCGGCAGGATCGCCTTCACCTCCGCCGCCAGGCTCATCAGCCCGTCGACGAATGGAAACGCGCCGCCCGCCCCGCGCAGCGCCGTCAGCCCTTTCAGCTCGCTGCCGAGAAGAAAGGCCTCGACACCGCCCGCCAGCGCGCAGAGCCTGGCATAATGCAGCACCATGCGCCGGTAGCCCCAGCCTGCGGGCCCGGCAAACCGGACTCCCAGCGTCTCGTTCACGAAGTGGGAAGGCAAGGCCGGCCCGAGGAAGCTGCCGATTTCCGAAGCACAGCCCGCCGTTCCATCGGGCGATCCCGCCCGTCCCGGCGCCACCGAACACGTCAGCCGCCCGCGCCACGGGTAAGCCGCCTGCGCCGCGCCGCCATAGGGGTCGGGAAGCGCATTCTCCGCTGGAATGTCCATCAGCACGAAGGGGTGGAACATCACCTGAAGGCCGCGCGCCTTCATCTCCTGAATGGCGCGGATCACCGAGGCATCGGAAGGGGTTCCGCCAAATGCGGGCCCACCGGCGTCCCGGCTCACCAGATGCGCCTCGTCCCGCGCCGTGCCGCTCACCCGCCAGGTCTCGGGCGCGGTATTCTTCACCCGGTCAACCACGCCGGGCCTGACCGCGCATTGCCCGCAGCGCAAATCGGTGCCGAACCACGCCACCACCAGCGAGGCCGCCCGCACCCCGGGGCAGCCCGCCGTCAACTGGTCGAGGGAAACGCTGAAATCACTCCGCGCGGCAGAGGCGTGGGCGTTTTCCGCAACCGTCACGCCCTCGTCCTCGGCGCGCGTCACGATCTCGGTGTCATAGCCGAACTCGGTCGAACCGGGGATGATGCTCACCGCCCTCACCTGCGCCTCCACACCGCCAGCGGCGCGGAACACCTCGAAGGAAAGCTGCGGCAGCCGGTTGCCGAAATCGGCCAGCGCCAGGCGCTCGAACACCACATAGGCAATGCCCCGATAGGCGGGCGCATTGCCCGCCCCCATCTTCGCCACGATCAGGCTGTCCGGCTCCTGCGTCTCGCTTCCCGTGTAGACCCTTGCCGTGACCCCGCTGATGTCGAAGTCCTTGCCATCGGCCCAGACCCGGCCGATGCGGCTGATCTCGCCCTCGCACAGCGCCACGGCGAAATTGGCGAAGTAGCTGTAGGTTGTCACCTTCGGGCCGCCGCCCTTGCCGCCCTGGCTCTTCTTTTTCTTGCGCTCCTCGAAATCGGTGGCCCAGATCACCTGGCCCGCCACCCGCATGCGCCCCCACAGGCGCGGCACGGGCGCTCCTTCGGAAGAGGCCATCACGCGGAGGTCGGAAAGCCTCGGGCCCTTCACCGTGCGCGCGTTGCCAAAAAGCTGCTGGTCGATGAAGCTTCCCGCCGCCGCCCCCAGCGCGCGGCCAATCATGCCGCCCAGCGGGCCGCCCAGCATGGTGCCCACCACCGCCCCGGCGGCCTGCAGAACAACCGTCGCCATCAGTCCTCGACTCCCGGAAAGCGGAACGCATGCGAAAGGTGGCGCCGCCACCAGCCGGAGAGCGCGATTTCGGTAACCGTTTCCTCCTCCTGCGCGTGAATCATGTGGCCTTCGCCCGAGGCGATCCCGGCATGCTTGGCCGGAAGGTAAGGCCGCCACCGAAACAGCAGCACATCTCCCGCCTTATATTCCGTATGCGGAATTTCAATCAGGTGGCGGCGCGCCGCTGCCGCCATGGCTTCGGTTCCGCCCTCCTCGGCCCAGCCGGGCCGGTAGGCGGGCGGCGTCTCGGGTTCCTCGCCCATCACCTCGCGCCACACCCCGCGCACCAGGCCGAGGCAATCCGTGCCGATGCCCCTGAGGCTCGCCTGATGCTGGTAGGGCGTGCCGAGCCATCCGCGCGCCGCAGCCACGATCGCCGCGCGGCGCGGCTTCGCCTTCGTCATCACTTGCCTCCCGCCGCCGAAGCCATCACGAAATCATCGCCCGGCATGTGCGGAAAGCCGCGGAAGTTCCGGGCGTTCCCGAACACGCGCGCGCAGGTGGCGAACTGCTTGTCGCAGCCCGCCGTCACGCTCACGCGCGCGCCCGGCGGAACCTCTTCCGCCAGCGGCTGCCACAGCTCGATCAAGTGGCCGTCCGCCTCCACCCGGTGAAACTTGATCTGCCCCAGCCGCCCGCCCGCCAGCCGCAGCGTGCCGCGCGCGAAGAAGCCTGGCGCGAAGCCCTGAAGCCCCTGAAGCGTCATCCGCCGCCGCCCGCCAGAGGCCAGCACGATGGCCTCGGCGCTGTATTGTGGCCGGGTCAGGTCGATGCAGCAGCGGGCATCGCCCAGGACCGCGTCGCAGCCGAACTGGAAGATCCGCCCGTGCGGAGCGTTCAGCACATGCGCCAGCCCGCGCAATTCGGCGGTGAAGGCGTTCGGCCCACGCGTCACCTCGCCAAGGTACCCGCGCCGCAGCAGAACGCGCTGGGAAACATCCTGCCAGTTCACCCGCCACAGCCGCACCCCGGCATTGTCGAAGTCGCCCGCCGCGATCCGCGCTTCCGAAATCCGCGCCGAGGTGAGCGCGCCCGAGGCTTCGAGATTGTCCACCGCAAGCCCCAGCGCCGATTCGATCTCGCTCGCGCTCACCCCCGCTTCGGCCTCATAGGCAAGGCCGTCGAAGTTGAGATCACGGTCATGGTCGGTGAAACCCATGGCCTCGCCGCTGGCCAGGTCCAGCCGCCAGCAATGGCAGAGCGTGGTCACACCCGATTCCAGATGCGCCTTCAGCCCAACCGGCAACGATCTCATGCGCGGATCTCCACCAGCGGAATTTCCGGAATCTCGCCCGCCGCGAAATGCGAGAGGTTGATGCGCAATTGATCGGTGTCGAAACGCACCGGCACGTCGAATTCGAAACCCGCCGTCACCCGCGCCCCCTCGGGCGGAATGCTGCCCGCCGCGAAGCGCACCACGCCAGTCAGGCCGTCCACGCTGAAATCCGCCGCCGTCACGCCCGCCACCGCCACCGTCACGCTGCCCGCAACGGGCTTGGTGATAGTGCGAACGTAATCCCGCAGGCCCGAGCCATAGCGCTTCACCAGCTGGAACGCGCTTCGCGCGCCATCGCCGGTGCCCAGCTCCTGGTCGAGCGCGCTCACCGCCCGGCCCGGCGCGCAGGATTTGAAATCCGCATGGTCCTTCCAGCGGAAGCCGTGGAGCCTGCCGCGCCGCTCCTCGAAGAAGGCCAGCACCGCGTGCAATTCGTCGCGCGTGGCAATGCCGAAGCCCGCGTCGTAGCGCCGCCGCGACTCCGCCCAGCGGCTGTTGCGCTCCTCCGCGCCCGAACCCGTCACCACGATCTCGGTGCGCCGCTCCGGCCCGCCGGAACTGCCGCGCGAAATCGCCACGGGAAAGCGCACATCGTCAAATCCCATCTCAGAGGTTCCTTTGCCCGCGCAGCGCGGCGCGCGTCACGAGTGCTGCCACCTGTCCCTGGGCGCTCTGGAAGGAGGCGGCGTCGGGGGTGGCGATGTTCACCGTCACGTTCACCTGCCCGCCGCCGCCGCGCACGCCCAGCTTGCCGTCGGGCCCGCGCGCCAGCGGCATGATCGCCTCCGGCCCCGCCTCGCCCATCAGCCCCGCGCCGCCCCGCATCGGAAACAGCACCGGCGAATTGACCACGCCGCCATCGGCAAACGGCGTCACCTGTCCGATCGCACCGCCAATGGCGCTGCCCAGCGGCTTCAGTGCCGCCTGCAACGCCATGCGCGAGAGCGAAAGCGCAAGCCCCCGCAGCACGTCGGAAAGATTGCGCCCCTGCAAGGCCGCGCCCGCGAAGGCCGAGGCAATGCGCGCGCCGAAGCCCTGCGCCAGCCGGTCAAGCTCGCCCATCTGCGCCTTCAGCGCCTCGGTCTCGAGGTTCAGCCGTTCCAATCCGTCACTCATGTCTCATCCGGAAACATCTGCATCAGTTGCGAAAGCCGCGCGCGCGAAGGCGCTGCCGCGTGCCGGACCGCGAAGGCCGCCGCGATCTCGCGCGGTGTCGCCGCCCAGAAGGCGCGGGGCGAAAGTTTCAGCGTGCCAAGCCCCAGCGCCATATAGTCCGTCCACGGAAAGCCGCTCACGCGCCCTCCCCGCCGAAAGTCGCCTTCAGCAGGCGCACGACGATGGCGAGATAGCCCGCCGCCCCGCCATCCACCGTCATCGCCGCCACCTCGCGGTCGCTCAGGCCATGCCCCGCGCCGCGCAGCCCCGCGCCGATCACCCGGATCGCGTCGGTGGCCCCGATGCGGCCCGCCTCGAAGCGCTGAGCGATGGCGATCAGGTCTTCCCCGTCATAGGCATCCTCCAGTTCGGCCAGCGCGCCGAGCGTGAGGCGCAGCGTGTAGCGCTGGCCTGAAAGCTCGGCGGAAATCTCGCCCCGGTGCCGGTTCGCCATGTCTTCCTCCTCAGGCCGCCGTGAACGTGATCTCGCCCGCCGATTCGAGCGCCAGTTCGAAGGTCACCTCGCCGTCGTGCCGCCCGCCGATCTCGAAGCCGGCGATGTGGAACGGCCCTTCCAGCGTGCCGAAATCCGGCACGATCACCCGCCAGGCGCGGATCGCGCCCGAAAAGAAGCAGGCGCGCACCGCCGCATCGGACTCGGCATCCCTGAAAATGCCGGAGCCCCGCACCGAGGCCGATTTCAGCCCCGCCCCGGCCAGAAGCTCCCGCCATTGCCCGGCGGAGTCCTGATGCGTCACATCCACGCTCACCGCGTTGAAGCTGATGGCGTTGCTCCTCAGCCCCGCCACGCTGACGAACGCGCCCGTCCCCGCGGCGTCGATCTTCAGCAGCAGATCGCGCCCCTTCTGTGCAGCCATGATTTTTCTCCTATTCCGTCTCGGTTGCCGCGCGGAAGCGCGCCAGCGCGCCGAAATTCTCGCCCTGGCGCTCGCGCGTGACACTCCAGAACACCAGCCTGAGGTTCACCAGCCGGTGCCCCTCAAGCGGCAGCGAAGCGCCGTCGAGTGCGGCTTCGATCGCGTCGAGAATTCTCTGGGCGAGGTTCCGCCCCCGGTTTCCGGTCCGCACCGCCAGCGTCACCAAATGCTCATGCGCCTTGTGGTCCGCCGTGCTCCAGTCGCGGGTTTCCAGCGTCTCGAAGCTCACGAAGGGCAGGCGCGCGCCGCGCGGCGGCTCGTCATGCACATGCGCCCCGCCCAGAAGTTCGCGCAGCGGCGCATGGGCAAGAAGTGCCGCGCGCATCGCCTCCGTCAGGGCCTCCGCCGCCCCGCTCACAGCCGCACCGCGCGGTAGGGCCTCATCAGCGCATCGGCGCTGGGCGGCAGGGGCGGCGGCTCGCCGTCGCCCCGGTGCGCATACCAATGCGCCACCAGGATCAGCACCGCCTGGCGGAGCGGCGCGGGAACGCGCGCGCGCTCTTCGCCGAAACCGGCCCTGAGCCGCACCGCGATGCCGTTCAGCGCCCGCCCCGGCCTCTGCCACTGGCGGGAGCCCCGCAGCATCAGCCGGACGGGCCGCGCGGCGAAGTCCACCGCGTAATGCGAAGGATCGATCTCCGCCTTCGCGTCCTCTTCGCTGAACACCGCCAGTTCCTCGACCTCCGCCACCGGCGCGATGGGAAGTTCGATCACGCCATCCTCCGGCCATTGGTCGAGGAAGCACGTCCAGCCCTGCGCCATCAGCGAAAGCCCGGTGCGCGCCTCCACCACGCGGCGCGCCACGGTGATCAGTGTGCTGATGAGTGTGTCTTCCTCGCCCGCCGTCAGGCGGAGATGCGCCTTCGCCTCGTCCAGCGAGACGGGCTCCGCCGCGGGCGGCGCGGTGAGTATCGATGCCATGAAGTGTTCTCCTGAAAATGAGAAGGGCGGCGCATGCCGCCGCCCGCCTGCGCCGCCCGCCTCAGCTCACGCCGAACTTCATCAGCTTGATCGCCTCGAAGTTCTGCACGCCCCCGCCCACCCGCTTGGTGGTGTAGAACAGCACATAGGGCTTGGCCGAATAGGGGTCGCGCAGCACCCTCACGCCGATGCGGTCGACGATGAGATAGCCCGCCTGGAAATCGCCGAAGGCCAGCGCGAAGCTGTCAGCCGCGATGTCCGGCATGGCTTCCGCTTCCACCACCGGAAAGCCCATCAGCGTGGCGCGCCCGTCGGGGCGGATCGCCGGCTCCCACAGATACTCCCACAGATAGTTGCCGGTGGTGTCCTTGAACTTGCGCAGCGCGCTCTGGGTCTTGCGGTTCATCATCCAGCTGGCGTTCTGCCGGTGCCCGGCCTTGATGGCATAGGCAAGGTCCACCAGCCGGTCGGAAGGGTTCGCGGCGGCGAAATTGCCCGCCACGCCGGTGGCCAGATAGCCGATGTTGCCCCAGCTCCACGATGCATCCGCCACCTTGGGATAATCGAGGAAGCCCCTGGGGCGGTTCACGCCATTGCCGGTCACGAAGGCCGTGCCCTCCTGCTCGGCGAAGGCCTGCTGCACTTCTTCCGCGATCCACTGGTCGATGTTCACCGCGGCATCGTCCAGCAGCGTCTGCGTGGCCGAAGGCATGGCGTAGAGTTCCATGGTGGGAAACTGGAGTTCGGCGAGGCTCGCGGAGGCCGTCTCGGGCCGCTGCGCCGTCTCGCCCACCCAGCCGGT